GTTGAAAAACCAAACAGGTTCAAAAGAAAGAAAAGGAAAAATCTAAAAAGGCTTTACGACAAACTGTATCTGAAACTCGTTCCACACAATCGGTCGGTGGCAAGAAAATGTACCGCAGGTCTGATTTAATCAACTTGCAAATTACAGACCCGAATCGTTATGCTGCACTTTCTGATGAAATACAGGAAGCGTATGCAGAAGGTAGGGTTAAATAATCATTTAATGGAGAAGTAAAATGGCTTTAGGTTCAAACCAAGTAACGACTTCCGTAGCTAATAACTTTATCCCCGAACTATGGAGCGATGAAGTTATTGGTGCGTATAAGTCAAATTTAGTGGTTGCTAATTTAGTAACTAAACTATCTCACAAAGGAAAAAAAGGGGATACTATATATATACCAGTACCCGCTAGAGGTAGTGCAAGTGCAAAAGCAGCAAACACACAAGTAACACTATCAGCAGCTACTAATACGAAAGTAACAGTAAGTATTGATAAGCATTATGAGTATTCAAAGCTAATCGAAGATATTGCTGAAGTACAAGCACTAGCATCAATGCGTAAATTCTACACGGATGACGCAGGTTATGCTCTTGCTAAGCAAGTAGATACTGACTTGTTTGCCCTTACAGAGGGTTTACAAGGTGGTACAGTAGGTGGTACTGGTGCAGCTTCTTTCGAGAAAGCAGTAATCGGTTCTAATGGTTCTACTGACTACACAGGTAATTCATCAAACGCTGCTGACATCACAGATGCAGGTATTCGTAGAATGCTTTTGACTCTTGATGATGCAGATGTTCCAATGGACAATCGTGTAATGGTAGTTCCACCAATCTGTGCTAATGACATGCTTGGAATCAACAGATTCACAGAGCAACAGTTCATTGGTTCTGGTGATGCTATCAAAACTGGCAAGATTGGACAAATTTATGGTGTTGATATCTTTATCTCATCTAATTGTCCTTCAGCTTCAGGTAACTCTGGTGCTGATAGAGTAGGTGTATTAATGCACAAAGATGCTCTAGTACTTGCTGAGCAAGTTGGTGTTCGCTCACAGACACAGTACAAGCAAGAGTACTTAGGTGACTTGTTCACTTCTGATACTATTTATGGAGTTGCAGAACTTCGTAATGATGCAGGTGTTGCGTTTGTAGTACCAGGAACTTAATAGTTAATTAAGTTGTAACCCCTTCTAACGAGGGGGTTATTCTGAATTAATTAGGAGTAATGATGCCTTTTTACGATTTTAAATGTGAACAAAATCATGTAAGTGAAGAATTGCGTTCCTATGATGAAATGAAAATGGGAATAGAGTGTCCTAAGTGTGGCAAACCTGCACATAGAATATACTCAATCAATGATGTCAGACCTAGTTATGGTTACGAAATGACTAGATTTGCTATGAGAGAAAAAAAACGACTAAGCAAGGATAAGTTTAATGGACATATTTGAAGATACTTGCGACCATGACTCAGTTGAAAACCTAGAGTTAGAAAGGTTTAAAGTAAAAATTAGAGAAATCTGGAATAGATTACTTGAAGAATGTTATGCAAAATATCCTACAGAAGGTATGGACTTAGAACATTTTAAAGAACATAATGCTTTACATTTTGCAGATGAGCCACAGCCAGAAGATGAAATAGACAATCTAATGAGTATGTTAGATGAGTTAATGAACCCTATGGAAGAGTTAGATTCAGTTACATCTGGTGGCAAAGCACCTACATATGGAAGTACAACATTAAAAGCTAATAAAGAACAAGGCAAGAAAGAAGCAGGAACATATGAATTTAAACACACAACTACAAAAACTCCAAGCGACTCTCGTTCTGGAAGTAAAGGTGGCTCGTATGCGGGTACGCCATCTGGTAGCATCCGTAAAAACAAAGATGCAAGGGTTATTAGAAGTTTTACGCCAATGGCTCAAAGCATTAAAGATGAATTAATAGCATTAGCTGAACGACAAGCCATCGGTAAACGCAGACAATTGTTCAGATAATGGCTAAGAAAACTCGTATTGACCGCAGAGGAAAGATTAGAAGTGTTGTTAGGAAATTTCCTTCAGGTAATAAACCTCATTGGTCAATTACTAAAAGAGAAGCAGTAAATCGTAGAAGAAGAATTATAGATGAAGTATGGGTAACTGATGGTATTACTTTATCAGATGTTATATTAATTACATATAATAGAAATTTTGCAGATACAGTTACAACTTCTGATACTGTATCGCTTAACGATGCAAAAGTTTTAATTTCTAGTACGACTGTTGCAGATACAGATGGTGTATCTAAACATGCACAGCCAAGTAGTACAGATTCTATATCTATGTCTGATAGTGTTGGACTAGATATGCAAAGTTTAAACACGCAGTTTAATAACTTTAGTTTTAATTTCTGTTTGTTTAATGGTATTGGATATGACCAAGAGTTTTATACAGACTCAGTAACAATGTCCGATTCAGTTTCCTTACACGCAAGTAAATCAGTAGGTGATTCTGTTAGTGTTGGTGACAGCATTGGGTTCTCATTCCAAATTGGAAGTGTGTTTAACTCTAGTGCTATGAACTTATCTCAATTTAATAGTTAAAGGAGTAAAGATGTTAAACGAAAACTTTAAAGTTACTGGACAAGTAACTATCCAGAAGAACGGAGAAGTTGTTAGAGATATACCTAACACTATCGTAACTGCTGGAAAAAATAATATAGCTGCATTAATAAGTGGAGCAGGGTCAGTTATGACTCATATGGCTGTAGGTACTGGTTCAAATGCTGTAGCAGCAGGTGATACTACATTGCAAACAGAAACAGATAGAAATGCTTTATCTACATCTGGTGGTACACCATCTACAAATACTGTAGTACATACAGCAGTATGGAATGCAGGTGATGGTACTGGTTCATTAACAGAAGCAGGATTATTTTCAGCCTCATCTAGTGGTACTATGATGGCTAGAACAGTATTTAGTGCAGTTAATAAAGGTGCAAGTGATGTTTTAACAATCACTTGGACTGTTACAATTTCTTAAGGGGGTTAAAAAATGCCTGTAATTTATTCAAATAATGCCTCGACAACGCTAAGTGCAGGTATTAATAACTCAACAACAACAATTGGTATAGCAAGTGCTAGTGGTTTTCCAAGTATAGGAAGTGGTGAATATTACTTTGCTACAATTGCAAATACTAATAACACTAAAATTGAAGTAGTTAAAGTAACAGCAGGAACTACATCACTTACAGTAACAAGGGCGCAAGATGGTACAACAGCACAAGCCTTTGACTCTGGTGATAACTTTCAATTGCGTGTTACAGCAGCGACTTTAGAAGCAGCTACCAAAACAGATGTTAATATTACAGCAGGTGCTATTTCTGGTTCTGCTATTAGTAATGATGCAATTGATAGTCAACACTATGCTGATGGTTCTATTGACACAGCACACCTATCTGCTGATTGTGTTACAAATGCTAAGATTGCTAATGATGCTATTGACTCAGAGCATTATGTGGATGGTTCTATTGATACAGCACACCTAGCAGCAGATGCAGTAACAGGTGCTAAGATTGCTGATGACTCTATTGATTCTGAGCATTATGTAGATGGAAGCATTGATACTGCTCACTTAGCATCTGTTGCTGTTACTGGTGCAAAAATAGCAAATGATACTATTAACTCAGAACATTATGTAGATGGAAGCATTGATGCAGCACATTTATCTAATGATTGTATAGATTCAGGAAATAAGATAGCTGATGATGTTATTAATTCTGAGCATTATGTTGATGGAAGTATTGACCACAATCACATAGCAGATGGTCAAATAACAGGAGCTAAACTAAATTCTTCAATGGGTGATTGTTCAGCAAAAGGATTTACAGCGATTGGTTTAGATGGTGGTGATTACATTGGGTGGAACAATAATGCTAATATCACTTTTACTGTAAATGGTAACGAAGAAATGCGACTTGAGGCTGATGGTGATTTGCACGTTGATGGTGACGTAATTGCATTTTCAACAACCATTTCAGATGCAACGTTAAAGTATGACATTAACCCTGTAGAGTTTGCACTTGACAAGATTAACCAACTTAAAGGTGTGTCTTACAAGTACAAGCACAACAACAGAGAGTCAGCAGGTTTACTTGCTCAAGATGTTGAAAAGGTTATGCCTTCAGCAGTTAAGACAAAAAAAGTACCACTAGTCACAGGTGATGACAAAGAGTATAAAACACTACACTACGATTCAATGACAGCAATATTAGTTGAAGCAATAAAGGAGCTAACTGCAAAAGTTAAAAAATTGGAGAGCAAATAATGGCTATACAAGGTAGTGGACAAATTAAATTTAGTGAAATACAAACTGAGTATGGCGGTTCACATCCTATAGCTTTAAGCGAATATTATGGTTCAGGCGGTGTTACTGGTTCAGGTGAAATACAACTTAGTGATTTTTACGGTACTTCAAATACTGCTTATATAAGTGGTAGTGGTGGTACAGTTACTACTTCAGGTAATTATAAATATCATACATTCACATCTTCAGGCACATTTACAGTTGCTAATATAGCTTCAGGCTCACCAAGTAATACACTAGAATATTTAGTTGTAGCAGGTGGTGGTGGTGCAGGTGGAAGTAACTACCACGGTTCTGGCGGTGGTGGAGGTGCAGGAGGTATGCAAAGTTCTTCTGTATCTGCTGTTGCACAAAGTTACTCTATAACTATTGGAGCAGGTGGCGGTGGAGGTCAAGGTCAAGGCAACAACGGTAGCAATTCTTCAGGTTTTGGAACTACTAGCACAGGTGGAGGTCGTGGTTGTGGAAATAACGGTTCTCCTGGAACAGGTGGTTCAGGTGGTGGTGGAATGAGAGGACAAAAGTCAGGTGCATCAGGAACTTCAGGACAAGGTAACTCAGGTGGTACTGGTGATGACTATCGTGGTGGTGGCGGTGGTGGTAAAGGCGCTGCAGGTGGTAGTTGGTCTGACCCTCGTGGTGGTCACGGTGGTTCAGGTTCTACTTGGGAAGGTACAACATACGCAGGAGGAGGCGGTGGTGGAGGTACTGGTGGGTCAAGTAGTGGTGGCTCTGGTGGCGGTGGCTCTGGCGGTGGTGCAGGTTCAGCCAATACAGGTGGCGGTGGTTCAGGTATTAATGGTTGCCATGTTTGTGGTGCACACTCTGGTGGTGGCGGTGGTTCTGGAATCGTTATTGTTAAATACCAATATCAAAATTAAAGGTTAATATGGCACATTTTGCAAAATTAGATGAAAACAACATAGTAGAAAGTGTTGTAGTAATAGATGACTCTGTTTGTTTAGATAGTGATAATAATGAATCTGAAGCAGTAGGTGTAGCTTGGTGCGTAAATTTTTTTGATGGTGGAACTTGGAAACAAACTTCTTTTAACACTTATGGAAATGTACATAAATTAGGAGGAACACCTTTTAGAAAAAATTATGCTTCAATAGGGATGACTTATGATGCTACTAAAGATGCTTTTATTCCTATAAAACCTTATGCTAGTTGGACATTAAATTCTACTACTTGTATATGGGAAGCACCTATTGCTTATCCTACAGATGACACAATTTGTCATTGGGATGAATCTTTACATCAATCAGATAACACAAAAGGTTGGGTTGAAGATTAAATTTTATGCTTGTAAATAAAGAAGTAAAAGAAAAAAGAAGAAAGATTTGTAATAATTGTGAGTTGTTAAATAAAGATTTTGGTTTATGTACTCATTGTCTTTGTATAGTAAAAGTAAAAACAACATTAAAAGATTCTGAATGTCCTATAGGAAAATGGTAAGATTTTTTTTATTATTGTTTGTTTGTTTTTCTGTATTTGCAGACCCTATAGTTACAGAGTCTACTAGCACAGTAACAACAAATGGTAATCAAAAAACAGAAGTAATTAGTCCGCCACCTAGTGCTATATCGCCACAATTTGGTAGTGGAAATAATAGTGATTTATGTACAATTAGTTCTAGTGGTTCAGTACAAACACAGATTTTAGGTTTATCAGTAGGTACAACATACACAGAAGAAAATTGTTTAAGGTTAAAAAAAGCACAAAAGTTATATGTGTTTGGTATGAAAGTTGCAGCAGTTAGTGTAATGTGTCAAGACCCAGATGTTTGGTCTGCAATGATGGATGCAGGTACGCCATGCCCTATTGATGGTTTAATAGGCGACCAAGCTAAAAACGCATGGGCTGTAAGAACTGATAAAGTAC